AAAACCAAGCGTCTCACTTAATCAACGAAGCGGCAAACGCTTCTGACTCAGGTTCATTTGAAACTGTAGTCTTTCCTATCGTTAGAAGAGTATTCTCTAAATTATTAGCTAACGATATCGTATCTGTACAAGCTATGAACTTACCAATCGGTAAATTGTTCTACTTTGTACCTAAAATCCAGAACAGAAACTCTGACGGTACTCACGTAGCACCATTCGGTGCACCTAACGGTCCGTCTACTACAGATTCTAACTACGGTAGTGGTAAGAACTTGTACGACCGTTTCTACGAAGGAGAAACTCCAAACTCTGACCCAGCAGGTCTTTTCGATTACTCGAAAGGTGCTTACACTGGTTTGACTGACTCTTTGGTACCAGTAAAATGGGTTTCAGGAGCATTGGTTGCAACTACATTGGCAGACGTATTAGGTGCTGCAACAGCTAACGTTAAGTCGTTGTTGTTCGCATTATCAGGTTTCTCTAACGCAGGTGCTGGTAAATTAATCGGTCCTGACGGTAACGAAATGGATTCAGAAGACTTCTTGGCTTCATTAGAAACTTACCAAGGTTCTGACTACTATAACTTCAGAGTTGTAACTCAGAAGTACGGTAAAGGTATCGTTCAGTATGGTTCTGAGGCTACTGCAGCTTTCCCAGGTGCAGGTCCAGGTGGTAAGTACGACGACATCTGTGATGTTGACGGTATCATCTACTTAGAATTAGACTTATCAACTCCAGCAGCTATCGGTTCATCTTCATTAGATGGTTACACTGGTACTACAGTTGCTTCAGGTGACACGTTTACGGCATCTTGGAGAAGATACGAATCATTAGAATTCGAAGATAAAATCGGTGAGGTTTCTTTCGATTTGGAAGCAGTTACTGTTTCTGTTACAGAAAGAAAACTAAGAGCACAATGGTCTCCAGAATTGGCACAAGACGTTTCTGCATTCCACAACATCGACGCTGAAGCTGAATTGACAGCTTTATTGTCTGAGCAAGTGGCAGCAGAAATCGACCGTGAAATCTTAAGAGACTTGAGAAAAGGTGCTGCATGGTCATTGAGATGGGATTACAACGGTTGGAAGAGAGTTTCTAACGGTTCAGTAAACTACAACCAAAAAGATTGGAACCAAACATTGATTACTGCGATTAACCAAATCTCAGCTCAAATTCACAAATCAACATTAAGAGGTGGTGCTAACTGGATTGTAGTTTCTTCTGAAATTTCTGCAATCTTCGACGACTTAGAATACTTCCACGTATCTAACGCGGCACCAGACCAAGACCAATACAACATGGGTATTGAGAGAGTAGGTACGTTATCAGGTAGATATCAAGTTTACCGTGACCCTTACTTCCCACCAAACACAGTATTGTTAGGTCACAAAGGTTCATCTTTATTGGATACAGGTTACGTTTACGCACCATATGTACCACTACAGTTGACTCCTACAATGTATAACCCATTCAACTTTACACCAATCAAAGGTATCATGACGAGATACGCTAAGAAGATGGTGAACAACCGTTTCTACGGTAAAATTACAGTTGATGGTGTTAGAACTTTCGACTTAAGAGAATTGAGATAATCAATATCTTATTAGATACAAGAAGGGGACCATTCGGTCCCCTTTTTTTATTTTCTATACTGTCTTTTACAATGTGGAGAATCTTCTCCGTAATAAAGACATCTTAATATTTCATTTTCAACTCGTAGTGGTTGAAATTGGTCTGAAGTATTAGGTTTATGACCGTCCCAAATGGCACGAGCCATAATCATTTCATTTTTTACAATTTTGTTTGAAATTTCGTTTTTAGTCATAAAATTAATTTTTAGGCAAAATTTTTTAGCATAAAAATGGGGAGTAAAACTCCCCACTTCCAACTAAACTAAAAATTATTCCTCCACTTTTACTTCAGGTTGTCCTGAGACTTCCTGAGGCTGACCCGAAGGATTAGTCAATACTCTGATAGCTTTTGAGATGGTTTCAGTTTCTTCCATTCCGTAAGCTCCTCTTGATTGTGCCGCTCGTGTTGCTTGAACTAAGATGTATAAACCTTGGTCAGGTGTCATATTGGTAATGAAGTTATTCAAGTCATCCATGTTGTTGTAATTGATGGTGTTGAATAGTTGACCAATGGGTTGAGGACCTTCTTGTTCCGAAGTTTCTTGTGTTGTTTCCTCTGATACTTGTTCTACCATTTCTTCAGTAGTTTCAGTTTTTTTACTTTCTGCCATTTTGTGAAATATTGTTTTGTTTATCTTTTTCTGAGTATTTATTAAGTGTATAACATTAATATACGATTGTCAAGTTATGAGTAAATATATTCTAAGTGAAGATTTAGCGGTTTGGTTTGGTAAAAAGAAGAAAAAGAAAGGTTCTTCTCAGCCTAAGGGTCCGTGGGTAAACATTTGTAAAAAGAAAAAGGGTGGAGGTCACCCTCCATGTGGTCGTAAGGATGCGGATGAAGGCGGTTATCCTGTATGTAGAGGTGCTGGTGTTGCCGGTAAAATGTCCCAATCTGAAAAAGACTCTGCTTGTAGAAGAAAGAGAGAAAAGGAAAAGAAAGACCCTCAAACGGGTAAAGGTCAAAAGCCGACACGTATCAAAGTTAAGAACTACAAAAAAGAATCTATTGATACGAATATGATTCAGAATATTCTACAAGAGTATATCCAAGTAAAACAGACGATATCTGAAAACTTGCAATACCATATTGATAATAACATTAGTTTGACTGAAAATGCGTTTAGACACGGTAGTCCAAAGTATTTTGAGGTAATCAATGAAGCTCGTGAACTTTATAGTAAAGGGTTTGGTGAGTGGTCTGAGGAAGATATTCAATTATTAGAATCGGATAGAGGTAAGTTCTTTATCTACGAAGGTGAAAGATTACCATTAGATTTCCCTATGGTGAATGAGGCAGAGTATAAGGGTAAAAAGGTTGAATTAGGTAAACCAAAATCAGGTGGTTCTAAGAAATGGTATGTTTATGTCCGTAACCCAAAGACGGGTAAAATTAAGAAGGTTAGTTACGGTTCCCCTGTTATGACTGCTAAGTGGAATGACCCTGAGGCTCGTAAATCATTCGCTGCGAGACATCAGTGTGAGAAGAAGAAAGATAAGACTAAAGCTGGGTATTGGGCGTGTAGAGCACATAAAGACTTTGGTAAGAATGTACCAGGAAGATTTTGGTAATGGTATATAGTCAAGAAAATATCAGTAAGTATAAGTTCAAAAGAGTATTCACTGAAAATGTGGACACTGAGGAATTGGTATGGCATAGAGACAGATGTGACCGTGAGGTTTTTGTTGAGGAGAGTAATGGTTGGATGTTACAGATGGACGAGGAACTACCTCAGGTCTTGCAGGAGGGACAAACATACTTCATACCTAAGATGGTATATCATAGGGTAATTAAAGGTACTGGTGACCTTAAAATAACTATTGATGAGGGATTTGATAAGTTCAGAGTTCCAAAAGTAGTTAGAGAATCTGTTAAGAAGAACTTATATAGGATTAAAAAGTCAGGTGTTGACATGAAAATAGCCAATACACTTTTGGAAAGTCAGTATGTTTCAAGAGAGGTATTAGAGAAAATAAAATCTTTTTGTGATAAGTCTTATATTACAGAAAACAGAAACCCCCAAAATGATAAGGACAATATGACTTATCTATCTTATGGGGGTCTGAAAGGTTACGAGTGGGTTATCAACTCGTTAGTTCGTTAATTAATAGAAGGTGTAGTGATTAACGGTTTCGGTGTAATCATATAGTCTGAACTATATGCTTCAGGCATAGTTTCGTAGATATAATCTTGAGCTCTTTCTACGGAACTTGCACTTACTTCCATGATTACTTTATCATCCTTCTTATGCTTCAACTGATAGGTTGTAGAGATATACGACATGACACAAATTTTTTACAAACACAAAGATAAGAATTATTTCTTACCTGAACAATACTTTCCTGAACATCTTTTTTCCCCGTCTAATCCAGGCATCTTGCCCTTACAGACTTGGACCGCATAACCATTGGCATATGCGGATGGGTAAACATCATATTTCGCTTTTGCAGCGTTTTTACCACGAGAACATAACGTCGTATCTTTCTTTTTCTTTTTCTTCTTAGACTTTTTCTTTTCGTCAATAACTCTTCTGACAATTTCCTCTAACTGTGCCTCTGTAATTTTTACTTTTCTCATTTCTTGTTAACGATTTGGAATTGTAGTTCTCTTTTATAAGTATTCACTTCGCGG